GACCATTCAGCACACCAGCGAAGGTGTTGCCTGTGTCGTCCACTTGCAGGTTCGTGCTGAGAGCAGGCGCATAGTCGAGCATGCCAGCAGCCACGAGAGCCGTAGCAACGTCCGAGGAGCAGACAACAATGTTGCCCTTACCACGGCGAGTTTCTTTGGCGATAACGTTTGCTTCACGCTCAAGTTGCACAAGGAGACCCTTGAACTTCTCAACGGACCAACGGCCGTCAGCGTCGGTGCTGAGGTCGAAGATACCTTGAGTTTGAACGTTTGCAGTCCGGCAACCGATCTTAGCTTGAGCATTGATCGTACGGATGATTTCGCGGTTGATTTCAGCAAGGATTTCCGTGCTGAGAATGTTCGCAAGTTCCGTCTCTGCGTCAAGACCGTGGATTGCTTTGAGGTCTTGAGCAAGCTCAAGGCTGTATTCTGCTTTCAGAGCGCGGCTCTTAGCAGTCACAGTTGCTTTCTCAATGGTGAAGCCCATTTCTGCGAATGCAGAACCGGTCGAACCGAGTGCTTCTGCGTCAACAGTAGGCATACCACCGCCCACACCAGGCACATAAGATGCACCAGAATCGACGATAGAAGAATCTCCGTCGGTATCGCTCACACCAGAGAGACCCGAAGGACCTTTGTTGCCAGCAGCATCAGCCGAATCTTGCGACACAGAAGAGTCACCAGAGAACGGAGTGTGTGCTTCTTGGAACAGGGCTTCGCGACCGTCAGTTGCACCACCACGAGTGGTCTTGTAACGGCTCTTCATTGCGAAGATAAGACCAGTCGGACCCGTCATCGGCTGCACACCAGCGAGGTCATAAGCCATGAGGTTAGGCATGGCGCGACGCACGAGGGCGATCAGCACGGGGTTCCAGTTAGCACCCGTCACGCCAGCAGCAGCACCAGTAGCGCTGAAGTTGGTGTTGGTGGGGGCTTCGGCCAGCATGCCGGCTTCTTCACGGAATGCATTTTCTTGGTTCTCAAGAATAGCAGCCGTCACAGCGCGACGATGGTTATCTTTGATGGCACCAGCAGACTCTTCGTTCAGAACGGGAGCCCACTTCTCCATCAGTTTGTCATAAGACACTTGTACAGTCATTGTTGTACTCCTTACTTATTGGATTTCTTGATTGCGTTAAGGTACATATCCATCACGCTAGAAACTTCGCGCGATTGATCTGCTTCCCAGTCTTCCACAATCTCTTCTTCGCTCTTCACTTCTTTCTTGAAGTAAGACTCTTTCACAGTTTTTACCTTATATGCAAAAGATTCTTCATCTTCAAAGTCAAGAGACTCGACAAGAGACTTGAGTTTTTCTACTTGAGTTTCTGCAAGATCACGAGCAGCTTCGCGGATTACAGCTTCGCGCTGATAAGCCTCAAGCGTTTCGTTCATTGCAAGAACGTCAGCAGTTTGAGCATTGAGTTTTTCTTCAAGCTCTTCAACTTGCTCAGCAAGTTCATCAACTAGGTCAATCTTGGACTCAGGCACTTCGATGTAAGACTCAAGGAACAAGTCCTTCAGTTTGCCCATGAAATCTTCAGCGATTTCAGTGCGCAGACCAGTCTCAACAGCGAGTTTGTTTTGCTCCATCCAATTTTCAACAACGTAGTTGAGGTAGCTATCAACTTTCTCAACGAGGTCTGTGCGCGTAGCGTCCAGTTCTTCGTCGAGGCGAGTTTGATACTCATCTTCCAAGCGCTGAATTTCTTCAGACAGCTTAGAACGAATAGCCGTTTCAAAGATCACAGCAGTTTTCGCTTTGAACTCATCAGACAATGTTGCTTCGCTTTCAACAAGGGCACTCAGCTCGTCGTTATAAGAAAACTCGGGCAGCTCAACTGCTTCCCCGTCTTCCATATCTTCGAAATCTTCCTGCATCTTGCCGTACATGGCCATCAACTGGTCTTTTTTCATACCAGCCATCTTGCCGTACATAGCGTTGAGCATTCCTGCTTTGGTCTTCGGCATCGGATCTTGCTTTCCGGTATCCCCTTTACGAGCGGGAGCCTTCTTGGTCGTATCCGTTTTGTCTACAGACGCAATAGAATCTGCCTCTGTTCCCACAGGCATTTTCGCAGCACTAGCTTCCTCGATAGACTCATCGACTGGAAGCTCAACATGTTGGTCTTGATCAGACATATGTTTTACTCCTTAAAGTTTGATTTGAGCATTGAGAGGAAATTCTTGTACTCGCGAACTTGCGTCTCGTAGAGATGCTTTTTCGGAGCGGCTTTAATTTCAGTCTCCATTTTCTCAATTTCTTGTGCTTGAATAACACCGTTATTCCACACCCATTCGACGCCTTCCATAATACCATTAACGAAGGCTGCGGGCGCAGAAGGATCTTGTACGATATCGACAGTATTCAACATAAAGTCGTCACGCACATACATAGTGCCATTTCTTTGCTCAAGACTACCCATACCACGAGTTGACACACCTAGTTGAACACCGCCATCAAGCAGACCCTTAACGATCTGACCCATTGGAGTATCCAATATTTGTGCCTTTCCAACCACATCATTGCCTTCCCAGCGAAGATCAGTGATGAGGTGAGAAACTTTGTCCAAGTTGATAGTAGGTCCTTCGGGGTGATTCAGTTCACCCACAGCCCTTTTCTTAGCAACTTGTTCGGTCACATATTTTTCTACTGCTCGCTCCATGATTTGGCGAGGATAAACGCGACCGTTACGATTCTTTTGTTCTGCTTGTGCAAAAATACCTTCAATAAGATAAGACTTACTCCCATCTTTCTTTGCTTCAGTGATAACTTCCAATCCGTTATCAATGTATTCAGCAATAAGTTTCATCTACATTTCCTTTGCAAAAGCAACACCCATCTTCTCTGCTTCTTTCTGAGAACGATAGGTGTCTAGTTTGTCACCGTCAATATAGACAGTGAATCCTTTGTTATCTTTGTGAACCATCACAGAATGACGGTTCACTTTCTTGTCGAAGACATGTTCGCCAGGAGGCATTTTGCCCTTTGCTTCGCGAAGTTGTTTAAATGTCTTCATTTGCTATTCCGTTTTCTTTAGCTAATTATTATTTATAAAAATTTATTTTTCAGCGTCATCATCGTCGAAGTCTTCGTCATCAAGCTCAACTTCGTCGTCGTTTTCTTCTGAATCATATTCGTCAGCAGAAGCTTCTTCTGGCTCTTGACCAAGAGACGCAGCAATTCTTGCTTTTGCTTGATCGAGCGTATCTTGCAAACGATCACCCACAATGTCATTGAAAGTGCGTTCTGCTTGCGTGAAGTTTTGATCTTCAATCGCTTTTAGAAAATCTTCGATAGGCTTAGAGTCAGTTTGGATAGGTTCTGCTTCAAGCTCATCAATTACAATATCTTGTGCTTCACTCATAATTATTCCTCTTTTTTGCTATCATCGGGTACTACTTGAACAGGAACAGGCTTGGGCTCAGGAGGAGCTTCTTGCTGTCTCTTTTCCTCTTCGTCGGGTATTTCACCCGACTTCATTTCTTTGTCTATTTCTTTCTTCATGTTGTCGATGTCTTCGTCAGACAGTCGCATAACATTTCTCATCACCCAATCTTTTGAGTAGTATTCGCCAACATATTGTGTGATCTCGTTCATCACACCAATACGCTCACGAAGAATTTCCATCTCTTTCAACTCTGTAAAGTGGTTGTCCTTTACAAAGTCAATGTAGATGTTGTCTTTCCATTCTTCCCAGTCTTGCTCAGTGATAACACCCTTGAGAATAAGTTGCTTCTTAAGAATGCCAAGGAAGACCCACGAGAATCTACGACGAAGACGATCAACAAACTTCTGGAACTTTACTTCGTCTCTGCTAATCTCAGTAGAACGACCAAGCGAGAACTGTGCTTCTTGCTCCAGCCTATTGACAGGCACATTCAAAGAACGATATAATCTTTTCTGGAAATAAATGATATCATCGATCTGACCAAGATTCTCACCGCCAGGCAGTGTGCTAATCTCAGTGCCTCGCCCGTTCTCGCGACGAGGAAGCCAGAAGTCTTCAAGCATTGACATATGCTTGCGATCATCTTTAATCTGCCCAGTTGTCGCGTCATACACAAGCTTATTGCGATACTGAGTCATGATATCTTTCATATACTGCTCAGCTTTACCGCGAGGCAAGTTACCGACATCGATATAGAAGATACGACGCTCAGGCGCACGAGCAAGACGATAGATGACTAACGAGTCTTCCATCATGCGAAGCTGGTTAATAGGCTTCAGCGCTTTGTGCAGATGCGAGACAACTTTCTTTTTAGTTTCGTCTAAAAGACCAGAAGTTACATAGCTAATCGAATCGTTG